AACACATTCCGGCAGACGAAGCAGCGGCCGATCGAGATATAGCGAACTTTATTCGCAAAATAAATTACAGACAGAAAAAGGCAGGCCGGGAGAATATCAAGTATTTAATTATTCCGGTGGTAGACGGAGCAGAACACCCACACGTCCACATTATCATGACAGGACAGGGGATAAACCGAGACGAATTAGAAGGATTGTGGACAAAAGGGGAAAGATCCAACACCCGCCGCATAAAGCCAGACAAAGACTTTCTTCTTTCGGGCGTTGCTACATACATGATGAACAACAGGAAGGGGAAGAGAAAATGGAGAGGTTCAAAGAACCTTGTAAAACCGAAAGAGCAAACCAGAAGTTATTCAAAGTTCAAAAAAAGGACCGTTGAGCGCATGGCCCACGATTACGAAACATTAAAAGCCGAAATGGAAAAGGCCTATCCGGGTTATAAATTCCTTGACGCCGAAGTGAAATACAACGGAGTTACGGCGGCCTTTTACATATATGCCCGCATGGTGCGGAATTGAAACGAAGGGAGAAAAGAAAAATGAACCTTGCAAACATGAAACGTTCCGAGACAACGGAACAGATCGGCCTTATAAACTGGGCCAGAGCAAACGAAGAATATGTTCCGGAATTAAGACTTCTTCACCACATACCGAACGAAGGGATCCGGACAAATGGGCCGGTATTGAAAGCAGCAGGAATGAAAGCGGGCGTTCCGGATCTGTCTTTGCCGGTTCCGCGCCGTGGCTTTCATGGTCTGTATATCGAAATGAAATTCGGGAAAGGGAAGACTACAAAAGCACAAGAAGAGTTTATGGCGCTTCTTCGGGAGCAGGGCTACAAAACGGCGGTGGCATACGGAGCAGAACAGGCCCGCGAAGTGATCCGGCATTATCTGGCCCGCGGGGAAGGGTTTGATCTGGTGAATTGCGAAGAAGCCGTGAAAATGTTCGGACGTTGCGAAGGCGTACCGGCAGCGTGGGCGCCATGCCAGAAATGTGAATTTTTCAAAGAGAGAAAGAAAGGGGAATAGTTATGTTTTTCAAAACGTCGGTATTAAAAAGATTATTCAAAGACGCATACAAAGGCGCAGGCCTTACAGTCGGACACATGACAGATCCGGAAGACGAAGAAGTGGACGGCTATTATATTTCTTCCGGTTGGTGGGTGATCTGGTTCAACAACTGGACATTCCCGAAAGAAGCGAAGGCGGCAATTATTGAATTATGCGGCGAACTTCCACAGCCGGGCGAAGTATTCAAAGCCATAGAAGGCGCAGGGAACCAGTACGAAATCGAGCAGAAAGAGATCTTCAACCTTCCGGCAGCGTTTGAGCGCGCAAAGGTAAAGTTTAGATCTACAAACATTTTGCAGCAGCAGGGCGACAAGATAGTGAGGATCCTGCAGGAAGAAGAAGGGAAGACAGCAAAAGCAGTTTTAGAACTGTTCTTCAATCTGATTAGCAGAAAAGCCATTGACTACGATAACGGCGAATATGATCCGATCGGGCCAGTGGCGACGAGCAAAGAAAGCCCGTTTCTGTACTGGGGAAACAATTACTGTTATTTAATGGCAGCAGTAAGGACGACGGACGACGAAGACGTGAAAGCATTCTGGGAATACTTGGAGAAGATCGCGATCATTTAGCATGAAAGGGGGCCGCTTCGGTTGGCGCACACGATAGACGAAGATACAAAGAAAATAGTAAAAGCGATCGTTCATGGCGATCAGAAGCGGCAGAGCAGGCGCAGGGCGGGCAAACATACAGACTTCGACAGAAAGGCAGCGGAAGCGATAAAGGCAGCAAAAAAGGAATTGCCACTGGAAGGAACAGATCCAGAGGTCCGGCGCCACATTATCGACAAACTATACACAAGCCTGTTATATAACACACCTTGGGAGTTGTTAGGGGAAACGTATTGTTGCCGCCGGTTGTTCTACGAATACCGGAAGGAGTTCTGTTATCTGATAGCGGTACACATGGAGATCATAGAACCAGAAGGCGGCAGCAGGCAGCAGGCGCCCGGAAAGTAGGTCAGAAAAGGCCGGCGCCGTTGGATAGAATGAAAGAAGGTGAACGAATGGCGAAAGAATGGACAAACGGTTTCTATACGTCGAAGGAGTGGAGAAAGACACGCGACGCATATTACCGGATCCAGTGCGGCAGGTGTGAACGTTGCATGGCCGAAGTTCTGGCCGGAGCGCGAAGGGTTGAAGACATCAACCCCGGAATAATTGTTCACCACAAAAAAGAATTAACGCCGGAGAACATAAACGATCCGGCGGTGGCGCTGTCCTTTGATAACTTAGAACTGTTATGTGATGAACACCACAACAGGCAGCACAAGGCGAAGGCGAAGCGCTACACGTTCGACGCAAAAGGAAATTTGATCGAAAGCAAATAAAAAATATTTTTCCATTCCACGAACCCCACCCCCCCGGTATTTCTTTTTCGGGCCTTCCAAAGAGAACCGAGGGAGTGAGATCAAAAAAACTCTGCAAGTCGCGCGCACATAGAAGGGGGGTAAAATATGCCAGAAAATACGACGACAACGAAAAACAAACCACAAAAAAGAACTAATTATCTGACAGAAGGAAGGATAAAGAAAGAGAAAGCAAAACTTTCTGAAATGTTCGCGGGGATCGAAGACGAGGACCGGCGAACCCTTGTAAATTCAGTGATCGACGAAGCGGCCTTCCTGAAAGTTGCACTTCTGCAGGCCAAAACAGAATTGAAAAAAGAAGGCCTGACAACTGAAACGAAAAACGCTTCGCAGAAATTCATAAAAGCCCACCCTTCAACGGCAATTTATGAAAAATACGCGCGGCAATATACCCAAATTATTAACCAGTTGATCGAATATTTACCGCCAAAAGAGAAGAAAAAAGTTTCAAAATTGGCGGCGCTTCGTGATGAATAAGCAGGCACATAATTATATTTTTGAATACCACGACGCGATCACGTCGGGGCGTATTCGGGCTGGTAAATGGATCAAAGCGATCTATAAAATTCTGGTTGAGGGTATCAAGAACGGGGAATGGGTTTTCGACCAAAAGAAGGCCAACAAGGCGATCAAGTTCATAGAAAACTACTGTCACCATTCGGAAGGCAGAAACGACCTTCTAAAGTTGGAATTGTGGCAGAAAGCGATCGTTTCCGCGATCTTCGGTATTCTGGACAAAAACACCGGGTACCGGCAATTCAGGGAAGTTTTTCTGGTAGTTGCAAGAAAGAACGGTAAAACCCTATTCGCCGCCGCGATCATGGCGTACATGGCATATATAGACGGAGAATACGGCGCGAAACTGTACTGTCTGGCCCCGAAATTGGAACAGGCCGATCTTGCATACGACGCATTTTATCAGATTGTGCAGCAGGACGAAGAACTTTCCGAGATTAGCAAGAAACGCCGTTCGGATATTTATATTCAGGAGTTCAACACGACCATAAAGAAGATCGCGTTCAACTCTAAAAAGTCCGACGGTTTCAACCCGCATTTTGTACTAAACGACGAAATGGAAGCGTGGCCGGGCGATCAGGGCTTGAAGCAATACGACGTTATGGCGTCGGCACTGGGAGCCAGAAAACAACCGCTTATTTTGTCAACGTCAACGGCGGGTTATGAGAACGACGGAATTTACGACGAACTTATGAAGCGATCAACGGCGTTCCTGAAAGGCAGAGGAAAGGGCGACACAGAAAAACGCCTTCTTCCGTTCCTGTTTATCATTGACGACGTGGAGAAGTGGGACACCCGCGAAGAATTAGAGAAGTCAAACCCGAACTTGGGCGTTTCCGTATCGTGGGAATACTACGAAGACAAGATCGCCGTTGCAAAGAAATCACTTGCAGCAAAAGCGGAGTTCTTGACGAAGTTTTGTAACATCAAACAAAATTCTTCGATTGCATGGCTTGACTATGTGGACGTAGAAAGGGCAGCAGGACAGCACTTCACCATTGAAGACTTCCGCGGGTGCTATTGTGTGGCAGGGATTGACCTTTCCAGAACGACGGACCTTACGGCCGCTTCGCTCATTATCGAAAAGGACGGGAAGAACTATGCTATTACAAAATTCTTCATGCCGCGG